ATGCTTATTTTGCCGGCTTCGTAGATGGAGACGGCTCTATAGCATCGACCCCAACACTCTACGTGGGAAACGCTCACAAAGGTGTTGTTGCACTGTTTCATGCAAGGTATGGTGGTTGCTTACATACCCGCGAGCTTAGCTCCAAGAACCCTAAATGGAGTGATGAGTATCGTTGGTCTTTGGCAAACAAGGAAAAAGTAGAGATGGTTTTACTCTGCTGGTTACCATACCTTATTGATAAGCGCGACAGGGCTATGATTGCTTTGAATAAGATTAGAGGAGCGAAGATACAGTCTGAACTCATAGGTGACTATGAGAGCGATTCGGCGGGAACGCCGAACTCCTAAACAACATGGTTTATGTACGTTCCTCTAGTAGCAAATACTACTCAGACTTTGGAAGGTACAGTTGGTAGCGGCATTTCGGTACAAGTTCTAACAACAACTGCCACAATCGGTGAATATGCAGATTACGCTAACTTTAGCTCACTTAGCTTGGCTACGGCAATCGACAATACTGTTGAGAACGTTGCGCGTGAGCTTGCATATCGCCTTGGCGAGAGTCTAAGCGCACTTGTCCGTGCTACAGCAGACGGTGCAAACGCAGTTGATGCAAGCGTGCTTACGCAGCTTGGTGCAACAAGTCTTACTTCATTCACAACCTTGAGTCTTAACCAGATTCGTAACGCTGTTCAGAGTCTTGCTGGCCGTTCGGTTCGTCCGTTCGACGAAGCATCAAAGACATTCTGCGGGGTCATTCATCCTTTCGGTGTAGGCGACGTTCTTGCTGACAACAGCAACGACTCACCTATCGATATTTTGAAGCACACTCCCGTAGGCCAGTCTCGCATGGAAGACCTTCTTTCTGTTGATTTGACAGAGATGATCGAATTTCCTAGCTCTGGCGTTCGTTTCTTCCAAACAAACCAAGTCACTCAGACAGCTACCTACAAGGGTGTTGCCGGTTTGACTGCACTGCGTACCTACATCTTCGGGCGTGATGGTATTTTCTCTATCAAACTCGGTGCGCAAGGCGATACAGGCTTTGGTGACGGTGAATGGAGTAACATCAATTTGGTGTCCCTCTAATCGAAAGATAGACGGGTTAAAAAATCTTTTCTAATTGACTTGGAAGCTGAAATGTGCTACAATATATTTGTAGTCGCTAACAGGGCGCAAGGATAACGAGGTTATCCAGCGTGAGAGACTAAGTGAAAAGACACCCTTAGAAATTCGGGTGGTGCGATAGTCCGAACTTACGGGAAGGAATAAAAATGGAAGCACACAATAAGACCAACATGGTTGGCAAGCGATTCGGAAAATTATCAGTAATCGCTTCTACAGAATCAGAGAAAAACAGAGCGAGATGGGTCTGCCAATGTGATTGCGGAAGCAAATGCATAGCAACTGGAAAAACCCTTCGTCAAGGCAAGAAACAAAGTTGTGGATGTATTAAGCGTGAGCAGTCAAGAGAATTAGTCAAAATTCTGCATAAGAATAATGAACTTTCGTTTGGCGAAGGCGCATGTAATCATCTAGCCTCAATTTACAAACTTGGGGCCGAGAAGAGAAAATTTCAATATAATCTAACAATAGAAGAATTTAGAAAACTAACTTCTGATATTTGTTATTATTGCGGGAATTTACCAGCATTCTCACACAACGGAGTAACATGTTCTACATCATATATTTATAACGGTATCGACAGGGTTGATAATTCAATCGGCTACGTTATAGGAAATTGTGTCACTTGTTGCAGAATATGCAATTGGATGAAAAGAACACAGACTCAATCTGATTTTATAGCAAAATGTGAATCCATCGTAAACCATACCAACCGTAAGAAGTTAGCAGAAATGACTAACTATTACTGATACTAATTAGTAATTAACATAATGCAAATGTAATATTGTACAAAATGCCGAACCTTCTGTTGCTGATCCTGAAGGGTTAATTCCTGGATGGACTTCATATAAAGTTCACTTCACAACTTCGTTAGGACCAGATACTACTATCAGAATCAGAGAAATTGATGCTGCTTCTGCTATTAGCTAATAGCACTAACAATTAGTAATAAGACAAAAGGAGAACTTAAAAACTCTCCTTTTTCTTTTAACTTGGGTAACAAGTTTATCCAACACCTAGCAAGATGGGTGCTCTCATCTGCAAAAGGAGAAAATAATGAGCTTGTTAAATCAAGTATTTCAAGGCAATCCCAACACTCTTGGACTAACCGTTTCAGGCGGGTCACCGATTGCTCCAAACGTAGGCATTGACACTGTTAACGGCGCTTTGTATGAAAGTGTCGGAAACGGCTGGAATGCACTGGGCGGGGCAGTAGTCAACAAGACTGTGCAAAGCGCGATTACAGCGGAAATGGCCAATGTGGTGTTTACAGTTCCACAGACAGGTCTTTATGACATCAGCGCATATGAAGTGGCCACAACGGCAACTCCTGGCACGCTTCCTACTATTTCTGCTACGTTTACTGACCCCGATTCCGCGACTTCTGAAACAAAAACAGTAGTCACAGGGAACACATCGTCCGCTGCTGGTACTACTTTTAGTGGACAGCTATTGGCCAACGCAACGGCGGGTACTACAATTACATTGTCAGGTGCATCTTATGCAACTGCTACATATACTGTAAAAACACGTATTCAGTTTTTAGGTTAATAAGGAGAATAAGAATATGGCTTTTCAAGCTACTACAGGTTTGGGCGTTGCAGCTAAGATCATCTCTCCGGGTAATGTGTCGTTAAAGACAACTCCCGGCTATAATGGAATCGTTCTATCACTTAGCGGGGTAAACGGACCAACTACATTCCAATTGGACCCATCTATCGAAGATGCTTTTGGAAACGAAATCACACCCGGCACAGCATATGTACTTACGGCGGTTGCTGCGTCCACACCGGGCGCATTGACGCTTACAGGCGTTGCTGCATCGACGGGCACCACAGCAGTTTACTCTGGCACCATTACAGGCGGAGGCTCAAACGCTTACATCGGACAATCGTTCGTTATTGCTGGTTTTGTAAACGGCGTCAATAACGGATTGCTTATTTGCACAGCGTCCACTGCCAGCGCATTGACTCTTGAGAACGCAAACGCAATTGCGGAAACGCACGCTGCTACGGCAACTCCTGAAGAGGGCACAGCGGTCTATACTGGCACATTTACAGGCGCTACCACAGGTAGTCTCGTAGGGCAGACCTTTGTTGTGGCAGGGTTTACTAATGCGGTTAACAATGGCACGTTCATTGCTACTGCTAATAGTGGCACTACTACTGTGACTCTTGAGAACGCAGCGGCTGTTGTGGAAACGCACGCTGCTACGGCAACTTCTCAGGAAGCAGGGGCAAATGAACTTACCTATGTTGAGTACGGGTTTAAGACTCTTACAGGCAACACATATCAGCCATCTGGCACACCTACGCAGATTGTTACTGTATCTTCGACAGGTCTTATCACTGCGGTTGCCAAAGGAGAAGGTCAAGTAGAAACTTCATATCCTACATTCAATAACTCAATCGGAGATATCGTTTCTAGCGGTAACATTATGAACGGATTACCAATCAACAAGATTTACGCTGAAAATCGGGTAGTCGTGTTGGTCTAAACAAGGAGAATTATGCAGGATGAAGAGGAGCTTCTTGTAACAAGTCTCAAACGGAACAATAAGATTCGCCGCGCAGTAGAACGCAAGCTGCGCGGTGCTCTTAGAAAGATTACGGAGCACAATGACCAACTATTCGTTGAGTTGTGCGAAACAGAAAACGCGAAAGCAGCAGAATTAGCATTGGAAAAACTTTGGACGCTTGGGGGATTCAGTTGCGGTCCAAGGGATTATGAACAAATAGTCGAACGTTGCCTAGAGTGTCTAGGAAAAACGAAACCCATAGACTAATGCCAATTTGCAAGCTCAGTAAACAATTTTTACCAACCAATGAACAACGTTACGGTGGATTACCAAGACGCTTAGTAGTTGTTTGGCTATTGTAACGAGCAAGGACGGCCATCCACTTCGTTACACCCGGACTTTCTGAGAGTTATAGACTTCGATAGGAAGGGATACATTATCAGCTTTGAGGAGAGCTAATACAAATGGCACTTACAGGGCAAGAGATACAAAAAGCACAAGGTACTCGTTTAAGCGACACTGCACCGTGGGAAAGTTATGGAAGTGAGTTGGGGGTTAAAATGACCCCCGAACTCGCCGCACAAGTAGATGAGTATGCTAAGAAACACTGGGTCAATGGAAAAGTAAGTTCTGAAACTCAAGAAATATTAGCCGAGCAGAAGGAAATCAATGACGGCATTGCACAGCAATACCAGTGGGTAACTCTAGAAGAGTATGCTGACTATGAAGCTAGAATAGGAACTGTCATGACTCATGGGCAGCTTATTACCAAGCTCCGTAGGATTGGTTTGAACTGTCACTATAAGCAACACCCTCACATCGACAAGGCGGTACTTTGGATAAGTAAAAATGCATTCACAGAACCTATTAAAGGTCCGTGGGTCCAGCAAGGTCAGATGCCTGAGTTGTCAATGATGAATTTTGATGACCATGGGGCACCTTTAGC